GCGTCACGGAGGCGACGGCGCTTCAGGTTCGGGCTGCTATCGCTGCGGTCCAGTACACGCACCCGAAGAAGGGCGAGGGCGGAAAGAAGGATGACGCCGCCGATCGCCAGAAGGCGGCCTCGGCTGGGAAGTTCGGCGTCCGCTCGGGACCGCGGCTGGTCGCGTCGAAGTAAATGGAAGACTGGTCGACAGCCTGCCCGGACTGGCAGAGGCGGATCGTTGCGCGCGAGTCGCTCATCGCCTGCCCGCCGCTGTTCCCGGCTGTCGCCATGGATGCGTGGGAGGTTTGCAGCAACTTCTCGTTGGTCGACGTGATCGGCCAGCCGTTGCTCGGGGAGGCGTCGCTTCCCTGGCTGCGGGATTTCGTGATGGCGGTGTTCGGCGCGGAAGACCCCGAATCCGGCCGGCGCCACATCAACGAGTTCATGCTGATGGTCTCGAAGAAGAACGCCAAGAGCACGATCGCCGCGGCCATCATGCTGACGGCGCTCCTGATGAACTGGCGCGCGTCAGCCGAACTGCTGATCCTGTCGCCGACGAAGGAAATCGCGGACAACAGCTACAAGCCGATCCGGGACTTCATCCGGGCGAACGAGGATCTGGACGCGCTGCTGAAGGTGCAGGACTATTTCCGCACCATCACGCACAAGGAAACCGGCGCCACCCTGAAGGTGGTAGCGGCGGACAGCGACACGGTTTCGGGCAAGAAAGCGTCTTTCGTCTTCGTCGACGAGCTGCACGAGTTCGGCAAGCAGGCCAAGGCAAGCAACATGCTGCTGGAGGCGACTGGCGGCCTGGCGTCGCGGCCTGAAGGGTTCGTGATCTACGCGACCACCCAGTCAGCCGAGCCGCCTGCCGGGGTGTTCAAGACGAAGCTCGACTACGCGCGCAAGGTGCGCGACGGCAAGGTCAAGGACCGGAAGTTCCTGCCGGTGATCTACGAATTCCCTGACGCCATGCTGCAGAGCAAGGCGTATGAGGATCTTGAGAACGCCTACGTGACGAACCCGAATTGGGGCGCGTCGGTCGACATCGAGCGGATCACGCAGTTGCACAGCCAGGCGAAGGAGGGCGGCGAGCAGGACTTCAAGGAGTTCCTCGCCAAGCACCTGAACGTCGAGATCGGCCTGAACCTCCGCTCCGACCGCTGGGCCGGCGCAGACTTCTGGGAGGTGCAAGGCACGGCAAAGGGCTTGACGCTCGACGACGTGCTCGACCGCTCCGAGGTGGTTGATGTCGGAATCGACGGCGGCGGCCTGGACGACTTGCTGGGCCTGGCAGTGATCGGCCGCGACAAGGACACGCGGGAATGGCTGCTGTGGACCCATGCATGGGCGCATCCGTCCGTGATGGAGCGCCGCAAGGAGATCGCACCGCGGCTGCAGGACTTCGCCAAACAGGGCGATCTGACGCTGGTCGCGAACATGGGCGACGACGTGTTTGAAGTCGCCGAGATCGTCGCGCGCTGCGAGGCATCCGGGCTGCTGGATAAGGTTGGGTGCGACCCGGCCGGCCTCGGCGGCATCCTCGATGCGATGGTGGAGGCGGACGTACCGCAAGACAAGGTGATCGGCATCTCCCAGGGCTGGAAGATGACCGGCGCCATCAAGACGGCCGAGCGGAAGCTGGCCGAAGGAACGCTGATCCACGGCGGCCAGGCTCTGATGGCCTGGAGCGTCGGAAACGCGAAGGTGGAGCCCCGCGGCAATGCGATCGTGATCACGAAGCAGGCCAGCGGCTCCGCAAAGATTGACCCGCTGATGGCGACATTCAACGCCGTCACCCTGATGTCCCTGAACCCTGAGAGTGCCGAGCACACGCAGGGATTCGTAGACCTGAACGCATAAATATGAACGACCAACCCGAAAAGCGCGGCCTCTGGAATGCGCTTACGGGATGGGCGCGCCCGTCTTTCAAGAATCAGACCGTCGTCAGCTCCAACGTCGACGGCATGAACGAGCTTTTCCGCCCGGTATCGTCGCCATCGGGCTACGCGGTGACCGACAAGACGGCTCTGCAGGTGAGCACGGTCTACGCCTGCATCACGGTCTTGGCCGGCACGATCGCGCAGCTCCCGGTCGCTCAGTACCGTCTCCAGCCTGACGGCATGCGCAAGCCGATCAAGCGAAACAACCTCTGGTATCTGCTGAACGAGACCCCGGCCCCGGCGTGGACCGCGGCGAGCTGGAAGGAGTGGATCGTCCGCTGCGTCATCCTGCGCGGCGACCAGCACACCGAAATCATCCGCAGCAAGACAGGCGCGTCGCTCGGCGAGGTTGTCGGGTTCAAGATCCACCACCCGGATAACGTCGTGGTCCGCCGCGTCGGCGATCGCCTCGCCTATGACGTGATGGACATCACGACGGCGAAGGGCTACACGGTCGATCAAGACGACATGCTGCACTTCACGGGCATGGGCTTCGACGGCCTTCGATCGCAAAGCGCCATTCAGAACGGCGCGCGGACGGCGATCGGGAACAGCCTCGCGTCCACTGACTACTCCGGCAAGTCCATCGGCGGCGGCGCCATGCCGCAGATTTCGATTCAGTACCCCAACAAGATGGGGGCAGATCAGACCGAACTTCTGCGCAAGTCGTTTGTTGCGACCTACGGTCAAGGCGGCGGCGAGTCGAACGCGCGCAGGTTGCCGCTTGTCCTCACCGAAGGCGCAGAGGTCAAGGAACTGAGCATCAGCCCGGTCGATATGGAGTTGCTGTCGTCGCGCGAGTATGAAGACGCGCAAATCTGCAACGCGATCGGCGTTCCTCCTATCCTCATCGGCAACGGGAAAAACACGTCGAATTGGGGTACTGGCGTCGAGCAGATCACGCTCGGATGGGTGAAGTTCCGGGTGAAACCGCACCTTCGCCGATGGCAAGAGGAAATGAATCGGAAGTTGTACCGGAATGCCGGCCCTTTCCTTGAATTCGACCTCGACGAACTGCTGCGCGGCGATTCCAAGGCGCAAGCCGACGCCGATCGCGCATCGCTCGGCGGCGCGCAGGGCGATGGCTGGCGCACACCCAACGAAGTGCGCGCCTCCCGCAACCTCCCGCCGCTGAAGGGCGGCGACGAGCTTTTCAAGGTCGCCAAGTCGGCCGATCCCGCCGCCGCGCCGGCTCCCAATCCTGCACCCACCGAGGGCAACCCATGAAACTCCCCAAGCTGCTACAGCTCGCGCTCGACAACGCGGCGCACCCGAAGCGCCTGACCGTCGAGGACAAGGGCGGGGCTGAAGCCACGCTATACATGTACGACGTGATCGACAACGACTACGGCGTTTCAGACACGGCGTTCGCCGATGCCCTGAACAGCATCACTGCCCCGAAGATCCACCTTCGGATCAACTCGCCGGGCGGGGATGTGTTCGCCGCGCGCGCGATGGTCACGGCTATCGCCGCCCACAAGTCCACCATCGTCGCGCACATCGACGGACTGGCCGCCTCTGCCGCCTCTTATGTGGCGATGGCCGCAGACGAAGTGGAAATCTCGGACGGTGGTTTCCTGATGATCCACAAGGCATGGACCGGCATGTTCGGCAACGCCGACGACTTCACCGCGACTGCCGCGCTGCTCTCCAAGATCGACGCCTCGATCGTCAGCGACTACGCGCGCCGCACCGGCAAGGACGAGGCGCAGATCACCGACTGGATGAGCGCAGAGACGTGGTTCTCGGCTCAAGAAGCGCTCGATCAAGGCTTCGTCAACAGCATCGCCACGAACGAAAAGGGCGCCAAGACGCAAGACGCTTGGAACCTGTCCGCCTACGCCAACGCGCCGGCCCCCGCCGATGCGCCCGAGCCCGATCCGCAGCTGGCCGAACAGGTCGCCGCGCAACTCGCCCACAACCGCAACCGCATGCGCCTCCTGGCGCAGTCCCAAATCTAACGCGCTCCCGCGTGTCAGAGCCAGCCGCCCTTGAGGCGGTTTTTTTTCGTCCGCCTCATCACTGAAAGGCCAAAAATGAGCATCCAAGCCCTCCGGGAGCGCCTCCAAGCCTCCAACAAAGCCGCCCTCCATCTGCTCGCAGAGCAGGGCTCCGCGACTTGGTCCGCCGAAAAGCAGACCGAGTTCAACGCCCTCGCCGACGAGTCGGAGCGCACCCAGCGCCAGATCGAAGCCCATGAAAAGCTGATCGCTCGCGACGCCGAGGACAACTTCAAGGATCTCGACCAGTTCAAGTCCGAAAAGGGCAGCAAGAAGTCGGAAGCCTTCAAGGCGCTCGACACCTTCCTGCGCAAGGACTTCAAGGACCAGACCCCTGAAGAACGCGCCTCGATCCGCAACACGATGTCGACCACGACCGGCTCGCAAGGTGGCAACACCGTGCAGTCCGAAGTCGCCTCGACGCTGATCGACTACTTCAAGGCCTTTGGCTACATGCGCGCCGTCGCATCGTCCATCAAGACCGAGAAGGGCAACGATCTGTCGTTCCCGACTTCGGACGGCACGGCGGAAACCGGCGAGTGGATCGCACAGAACACCACCGCCACCGCCCTGGACCCGTCGTTCGGAACCGTGCCGCTGAAGGTGTTCAAGGTCTCGTCCAAGATCGTGGCGGTGCCCTACGAGCTGCTGCAGGACAGCGAAGTGGACATCCAGGCCTTCGTCATGAAGCGCCTGGGCGACCGCATCGGCCGCGCTGCGAACACGGCGTTCACCGTCGGCGGCGGCACGACCGACCCGAACGGCCTCGTCACTGCTGCATCGACGGGCAAGACCGGCACCACCGGCCAAACCCTGACGATCATCTATGACGACTTGGTCGATCTGATCGACTCGGTTGACGCGGCCTACCTGGACATCCCGAAGACGACCCCGGAAATGCCCGGCGTTGCTCCCGGCTGGATGTTCTCTCAGACCATGCGTCGCGTCGTCCGCAAGATCAAGGACACCGCTGGCCGCCCGATCTGGATGCCGTCGTACGACGAAGGCCTGACCTCGGGCACGCCTGACCGTCTGCTGGGCTACCCGGTCTACATCAACAACGACTTCGCGGTCCCGGCCGCGAATGCCAAGTCGCTGGCCTTCGGCAACCTGCATCGCTACATGATCCGCGACGTGATGGATGTGACGCTGTTCCGCTTCGACGACTCGGCCTACGCCAAGCTCGGTCAAGTGGGTTACCTGGCCTGGGCCCGCATGGGCGGCAACCTGATGGACAACCAGGCCGTCAAGCTGTACGCCCACTCGGCCACCTGATCCACAGCGATCCAAGCAAAAGCCGCCCAGCCTCACCGCCGGGCGGCTTTTTCATTGGCGTTCAAGGAGAAATAACCATGGCAAAGAAACCAGCCGAGCAGGCAGACGGCGCCGTCAAGGCGCGCGTCATCGTCGCTGGCACCTTCGGGAAGATGAATGACGTGGTGACGCTGGACAAGGCCACGGCAGAAGCTGCCCAAGCCCTCGGCGATGTCGACACCCATCCCGATGCGGTCGCCTACGCCGAAAGCCTGAAGGGCTGACATGACGCTCAAGCTCCAGACCGCCGCGACCGTCCTGCCGGTGTCCTTGGTGGAAGCCAAGCTGCACCTGCGCGTTGACGGCGTGGATGAAGACGCGCTGATCACTTCGCTGATCGGCTCGGCGACTCTGGAGGCAGAGCACCTGATGGGCCGGGCCGTCATGCCGCAGAAGTGGCAGTTGACCCTCGACGCCTTCGAAAGCGAGATGGCCCTGCAGCGCCCGCCGGTCACTGGCGTGGACAGCGTGACCTACGTCAACACCGCGGGCACGCCCACCGTGCTCTCGGCCGGCGTCTATCAGGTCATCGCCGGCAGCGACTACACGTCGAGCATCGTTCTCGCCTACGGTCAGTCGTGGCCGGCGGCCCGTTGCCAGCGCGAGGCCGTCAAGGTCATTTTCACGACCGGCTACGCCGACGCTGCGAGCGTTCCCGAGCCGATCAAGTCCTGGATCAAGCTGCGCGTCGGCGCGCTGTACGAGAACCGTGAGTCGTGGACCTACGACAAGCCACTTGAGCGGAACGCGCACACGGACTACCTGCTCGACCGCTACCGGGCTTGGCTGCTATGAGGGGCGGAACCCTCCGCGACAAGGTGTCGCTGCAAGAGCCTGGCACCGTTCAGGACGCGATCGGCCAGCCCGTACCCGGTTGGACCGAAGTAGCTGCGCTGTGGGCAAACATCCGCTACCTGTCGGGCATCGAGGCGATTCGCGCCAACGCGACGTCTAGCGTTGCGAAGGTGAGCATCCAGATCCGCCAGCGCGCGGGCGTCACCGCGGCTATGCGCATGGTTGATGCGCAGGGCGTGGTCTACAAGATTGAAACCGTGCTGCCCGACATGCAGCACCGCG